CCGTAAGAATATAATAAACTCGATAGAAGGTTTATTAGTTAGGAAGATTCAAAACGGCACAGTTGAAAATATCGGTCAGGAAATACAATTCCTTTCCGGTGCTATGCAATCAATACAGGCTATTTTATCAAATGATGATGAAGACAGCCTGAACGCAATAATTCCACCAAGATGGTGGTTTAATGCTATCCGATCCGAATCGTTGTACTGTCAGAGATTAGAATCCGGTTCCATTAAAGGAAGTACACTACAAGCCGACTACGGCTGTAACTGTGATAAATGTTACAGTAAGTACACACGAGAGTGCAAAGAGTGTGGATACAACGAATTAAACCCCGATTGGGATAAAATCTGTAATGATTGTAATGGTTCATTACCGGTGGAGGTAGATATCCTTACCGGTGGAGGTAGATAATGATAACTATTTTGTTATTAGAAGTATTATTCACAGTAACACTTTTCGCAGTTTGTTTAATTTTAATTAATTTGAAAAGATAACCACCGGAGGTAATAATGACAATTTACGAGATTAAAGAGAGAACAAGTAAGACCGCCCCTTATTTTTTTGATAGACGGACAATGAAGTTTTTTAACCAAACATTAAAAGACTTTTCTGTAATAAAACAGGAGGACGGAAGGTACAGGATTTCCGCACCGTGTAAACTCCACTCAATGAGAAACCACCACGAAACCGTAAGGTTTTTTAATCCTGATAATAACAAACTTGAATTGAAATGAACAAAACAGGCTGGGTTATTAATTGGGATCAGACAGACAGGTTTCAAACCTGTATTGAAAGGCAATGGTTATTCGATGATAAACCACCATTAACGGAACGGAGATGGGTAGACAAGACAATGTTAGGATTTTACATTAAAGGTTATAAACCATAAAATAGGTGGGTGTGTACTCAGAGCATAAGCAGTCAGGCTGAGGGCTATCCATAAGAACAGATTCTGAACTGTGTGCCACCTAAAAGGAGAAAACGAATGAATATAGTACAAACTTGCGACCTGTGTATTTTACCAACATCAAGACCAGCAAAAGAATATTTAAATACATACAGTTTAAATTATGTATGGATTTGTGATAAATGTTTAAAGTCTAAAAAACACGGTGTTACGATAGTACCAACACCGGTGAACCCTATTTCGAGAACCGAATATATTACTACGGAGGAAGACAATGACTAAGGGAGAAGTTAAGGAATGGAAAAAAGAGTGTAAGCGATATAAAAAGGAATTGGGTTATGTACCGGCAGAGATTCAAATGTTGCCGATGATATTAGGACTTGTAGAAAGGGGAGTTGTTGAGATGGGTAGCAATGATGATTTTGGTTTAATAATAAAGTCTAAGGAGGACAGTAATGAGTTGGACACATATGAATAATGATAGGTATGACTACCTATTAAAACTAAAAGCCCATATAACCGCATATTACAGGCTACACAGCCGTTTCGATATAAAAGCCATAGATCACTTTGCTAATTTCTTTGAAACCCATAGCGATATGATAAAAGGCTTGTCTTTTATGAAACACGAACTAAACAGAGATGAGTTTACACTTGCCGATTATGAAGAAATTTATAATAGATAATTATGTGTAAATACTGTAAATACTTCAAGGAATCCCCACTTCACGACACCGGAATCTGTACATACTTTGAACGAGTCAATAAGACCAACAAAGTGATCCCTACGGATATTTATAGAAAAGGATGCAGAAAGTTTTATTGTAACCAAACCATAGATTTATTTGAGATGGTAAAATCCTTCCCTATTGATATGGGAAGACTAAACTAACTAAAAAGGAGATAAAAATGGATGATAATCAATATATAGATACAAACCTCGAAGATGTCTTAAATGAACACCGGGCAAACCTCGAAGATGTCTTAAATGAAATTAAAAGATATGTTTCGTATTGGGATAAACACATCGAAGATGTCTTAAATGAAATTAAAGGAGATAATAAAGAAGAAGAAAAAAATAAACGGACAGAAAACCCGTTTCTCTTAACAATGAACCTTACGGAAATCAGATTTGGGGGGTTTCGCAGCGATGTTAGGGTAACAAACCTTTTAAAAAGAGAGGGATTTAATACTGTGCAAGAGGTTCTTGATTACCCCATATACAATTTGATGAAGATTGAAGGTTTAGGTAGAGTGACATTTACCATTATAACTATGACCTTTTATAGACTTGGTATAGTTACACAAAAAGAAATATTAGAATATGAGGAGAAAAGATATGAAAACAAGTGATAGACCAACCCTGTTTATAATGTTATGTGCCGTTGCTTACTTCCTGGCACACCTAATTGCTTATGTAATTACAGGGCGATGGGGGGTAGGAGGTGGCTAAATGGATTTACTTATACTTAATAATACCAAGTACAGTTATTTTCCTTTTGTTTGTTTTTCTGATAATGTTAATAGCATTTATTCAATACGATTTTGGGGATTAAAACAATGAACATATTAAATGGAATACTTACAGAATGCCATCAAATAATAATGCAACATAGTTTGATAGCATTAGGGAAAATAAAAAAAATCAGAATAAAAAAATACAACCAACTACAATACAGGGCATTAGTTGACCGAATAGTGATTGAAGAAATTGCCTCATTATTAGATAATATAGGAAGCAATACTGATATTTTTTGGATGATTGAATCTTATAGGGAAGAAGATGAAATTCGTTGAACCAATAAAAAGCGAGAAGAAATTATTAGAAATATATGAATATTTACGGAACACTTCCGAAAGGAATGCACTAATGTTTCGTATTGGAATAAATACAATGCTTCGGATTAGTGATATTATAAAACTTAAAACTTCTAATTTCTTTGATAACGGTGATATTAGGGAATACTTGAGGATGCATACCAAAAAGAGAAAAAAACGGCTTAAAATACCCCTTAACGATGTTTTAAAGGCAGAATTGATTGAGTACCGAACCATATTACAGTTAGAAGATGAAGATTATCTCATTTTTTCTATGAGAAATCCCGATAATCACATAGATCGGCACCAGGCTTGGAGGATATTAAAAAAAGCCTGTTCAAAGTTTGGGGTAAAAAGGTTTGGAACACACGGATTAAGGAAGACGGCTGCCTGGAGAGTTTATAAGGAAACAAAGGATATTGCTTTAATTCAACAAATGTTATCTCACAGTTCACCAAAGGCAACTATTGCCTATCTTGGAATCAACCAAGAAACTTTAGACGAGGCTTTTAAGAAATATTCATTTTAATGAGTGAAATACTAAAAATAATGTCTGTACTAAAGGCTAAAGCCGAAACAAAGGATTATGCTAATGGACTATATCCTGTAAGGCAGACAGACGGAACATATGCTTCACCATCTGTTGCTTTAATAACAGAAGAATATGTAATTAACTTATTGAGTAAAACTGAAGTACAACTTGCACTTGATATTTAATCCGGTGGCATAAAGGGTGGCTTCGCCTGTTATTAACTAATCGAGGTGATATGTGTGAAGGGGGGTAGTTCTCTATTGTGGAGTAATTACAGGCGAAACCTTTGTTCTGATATTAAATTCACTATTCTAATATAGGGAAAATTTGGT